GTGCTGTTGGTGATGTGCAACCCCGATTGATTGGGGTTGATGTTGGCGTAGAAAGGCGTTCCAGCTGGCCCGATAAGGGTCACCAGGGCGAATGTTGGCTCCGGCTGGAAAATCCCCTGGACGGGGACAATGTTGATGGTCTGCGTTACAGCGGCTTCATTCGCCATGACGCTTCCTTAATCGGCTTGGACAGCGGTGATATATAGCGTGTTCGTGCCACTGCTAATCCCCTTGATGTAGAACGGCGCCTTTGGGGCCGCAATTACAAGCGGAAAAGTCATTGCAGCTGGAAGAACAAACGAACCAGCGTTGCCGGTGCTGGCAATTGCTGGGGTTGCAACCGTGCCGGATGCGTTGCCCAATTCAATGGCGGCGACACCGCTGCCAGTGTTCAACAGGGAAACATAATTGGTTTGGTCGTTGGTGGTTGATTCAATCAACAGCGCGGCGCTGGCGTTTGTTGTCAAATTTAACGCATACGTGCGACCGCTTGGACGCATTGCAGACATATTGACCATTTTTGCCCCTTTCGTGATTATGCAAAATTTTACACTTTGAATAGAAAAAAGCCACCCTGTTAGGGGCGGCTTTTCTCAGGTCTTCATTCCAAATTAAGGAAGGAAGGTCAGGTCGTAGCCGTAAACGAAAACGTCCATTGTTGCGGCTGCGCCTTGGGGCGTACCAACGTCAAGGTAAAGGTTATCGCCAGTTTGTGCCGCGGTGGTAGCCACGCTGCGCTGGGAAACCACGCTTGCTGCGTTCAATGCAGACAACGCCGCATCAGCAACGATGGCAGTGCCGCCGCCATTAGGGGCGGTAAACACACCCGCGGTTGCGGTGCTTAGACTAATGCTGGCGTTGGTAAACACCACATTAGACACCGACCAACGGCTGCTGTTGATGATAGGCATTACGGTGTCACCCGACGAATTGACGTTGACGCCTTGTGCGGAAGCCAACAGACGAATTGCCTGGTTGGTTGCAAGACCCGAAGGGTGATTGCTGGTGCTAGATGCTGGGCCTGGATTTGCCATGTTAATTCTCCAAAAATGTTGATTGGTTAAGGGGGGATTTCTCCCCCCATGTCCCTTTTAGGATGCCACGCGGCAAGCCAGTTCGGGGTACAGCGGCGCCCAGCCGTACAAAACGTCAAGACGGGTCGGGATGCTGTCGTTGTTGATGGTGTATTGACGCACCACACGAATTGACAGGCCCAAGTCTTTATCGCTTGCGCGGCCCGCGAAATGAACGCCATCAGGCAGTTCCAGGTCGGCGGTTGCCAACGTGAAAGCATTGCGGTGCATGATGATGTTTTGCGGGGACACGGTGCCGGTGTTGTTGAACGGGGTCACGGCGGCGGTGGCCGAAGTGGACGACACAACAACGTTCTGGAACTGACCACCGGTGATGATGGCGGGGCTGACGGTCACAGCAGTGCCGCCAGTGCCAACCGCGGTGGTTGCAGTCACAACGAAATTGCGAAGTTTGTTCGAACCGTAAGCCTGGCGGTTCTGCGGGTTGACGGCATAAACGCCAGCGATCTGGATGACATCGCCTTGGTTAATGGTCAGGGCCGCGGAAGCGGTCAGGGTGATGGTCGAAGTCTGCGCCCAGCCAGTGGACAGCGAACCAGTGAAGGTCGCGGTGTTCGTGGTCAGGGTTTTGCCCGAATACGAACCAAAGGTCTGGGGCACAACGTTCTGATCCATCTTCCAGTTCATGCCAGCAGAGTCACGGCCCATCAGGCCTTTGCTGTACTGTTTGCCGATGATGTCGGAAGGCACAAACAGACCCTTCAGGCTGTCCACGATGGTGGCGCTGGTGAACGGCTCAATGATGCAAGAACGGCGACCGTCGCGGGGGGCGCCTTCACTGTCCAGATACGCACCTGCGGTCAGGTAGGTAATCAGGCCAGTGGGAGGGGTGCCAGCGGTGCCAACGATGTTGGCGGTGTTGTTCTTAGCCATCGTCAGGCCGTCATAGTCAATCTTGTTGGCAATGGCGGCAATGGCGGGCTTCAGAACGCGGTCGCTGAACATGTCCAGGGACAGGGCCAGGTCTTGCGTGGTGAATTGGGTGTCAACGTGGAACTGGGTCGACAGGGTGACGGGCACGCTGGTTTCGTTGAAATCTTCAACGTTCAAGGCGGGGCCGGTCGTGCCGATGAAACGGCCCGGGCGACGAACGTTCAGGGTGTTGCCGATTTTGGCACCAACCACGGCGAACTGGTCGTCGTAGTTGCGGTCAACTTCGGAAGTGAACGTCAGTTCGTTTTCCAAGACCATCAACGCTTCGTTGGTGATCTTGCTAATGGTAAGCAAATTGTTGGACATGATTTTTCCTATGAAAAAGGTTATTTGTCAGCGAATCTTGCCCGCAAGTCGTGCGGCTTTCCATGCCTGGAACGAACCGTGAAATTCCCCATTGGAATCCACGCCCGTTTCCTTGCCGGATGCCCCACCACGAATTGGCGTGATTGGCGCTGGCGCTCTTGATTTTCCAACAACAGTCGTGCCGGTCGGTGCGCGTTCCGTGCCGGTAGCCTGGGCGGGTTTTTCCAGCCTGGCTTCCAGTTTTCCGATTTCTCGCAAGGCAGAAATGACGGACATGCCATTCAGTTTGGTAGCGAATTCCGGGTTTTCGGCCAGGTGATACAGGATTTTCGGCCCCACATCACTTTCCATGATTGCATCGCGCACTGGGTCGGAAACCGACACTTCGCTGCTCTGCACCATTTCGTCGAAATCCGGCAATTCATTCTTCGCTTTGTCGATTCGCTCTGCCCAGGCCTTGAATTTCAATTCCTGTTCAGCCGCCGCTTTGCGTTGAACCTCTTGCTGGTCACGTTCCATCAATCTCCGGTCAGCGGTATATTCGGCCAACGCTTTCGCGTATTCGAACATGTCGCTGAACTGGTCAGGCTGGGGTTCTGGGCCAAGTTCATTCGCGGGGGCTTGCGCCGGTTGCGGATTCGCTTTGGATTCCAGTTCCTTCAGCCTGGCTTCCAGGGCCAACCTTGCTTCGCGTTCTTGCTGGGCTTCCGCTTTCGCCGCCTCGCGCTGCTTGGTTATCTCTGAAAAGCGCCTTTCGATTTTCGGGTTGGGCTTGCGCTCTTTCCCTTGCTCGTCTGTCGCTGTCGCATCATCACCTTCCCCATCTTGTCCACTCTGACCGGCTTCGGGTTCCGGCTCGTCATCATTTGACGCCGCGGGTTCCGCTTGCTGCGGTTCAGCTAAACCAAGTTTCTGGGCCGTGAATTCAGCTAAATTTTCGCTGGTGACCACATTTGCGGCCAACCGTTCTTCCAATGACATAGGTTTCCCTAAGAATTTGCCCCGTGTGCCCCACGGGTAGGGTTTATTGATTTTCAGCCAAGTTTAGCTGGCTGTCAAATTATTGTGCCATTCCCATGCCCATTTCAGGCGCTGGCGCTGGCGGCATATTTTCAGGCGTCACCATTTGCGGCGCGGGCTGGGGCTGCATCATCGGCCCGCCATCAATAAATGGGTTGGCGTTTCGGTGGATTTCCTGTTCAGCCAGGGCGGTGTAATCGGTTTGCTCGCGGTTGCGGCGCTCGATTTCCTGCATCAACCGGTTGGTGTCCATGTTGTGCAGCATCAATTGCACGATGGCGTCCAATTCGGCCTTGTTCTGGTCGGTGACCGCCTTGACGTTGGTTTGGTTGACCTTGGCTTCGTTGATGGTTTCGGTGTTGAATGCGCGGGCGGTAACGTCCATCAGCTTGCGCTTGTTGGCGCCTTCCTCCCGAATCATGGCAACTTCGCCGCGGTTGTTGATTTCCAGCTGCATGGCGACCAGCTGCTGTTGGGCATCTTGCAGCGCCTTTTCCTGTTGCTTCAACTTCATTTGAACCTGGGGCGGGATGTCCGATTTCTCGTCAATCTGCGCCAGCGGGTTCATTGCGGCCAGGCGGTCGGCAATAACGTCGGCGCCAGGGAAGTCCATGTTGCGGAACATCAGGTCGCCAGCGGCCTGGAAAATCTCCGGCTGGGCCATCAGCGGGGCCATTGCTTCGACCGCTTGCAGCCGCTTGCTGTTGTAGCCTGGGCCGGTGTCCATCACAACGTCGTATTCGCCCACGGTCACATCGTTCAACACTTCGCCAATGGCGCTTTTCTCGTTGATGGTCACCATGTCGGCGCGGCCATCCACGCCAATGATTCGCATCACGCGCTGGGTGTCGTAAATCTTGGGAATCAAGTCCAACAGGATTTTGCCCGTCTGCTTGATGGAACGGGTCATGTTGTCGTAAAAGTGGAAATTCGACAGGTCGACCTGTTGTTGTTGGCCGTTCAGGGCTTTGCCCGAAATGTTGCCAGGAATCTTTTGGGCTGGGTCAAAAATGCCTAGTACGGTTTGCAAGTCGTCCGAAATCGCGCCCGCGGCAACCATGATGCCTTCGGGCGGCGGCTCCGGCTGCAAACGCTGCGGCACCGGGGCTGGCTGGCCCTCAATGTCTTTTTGCTTGTAGCGCAGCACTGGCGTGGATTTGATGTTCGCCTGTGCCCATTCGTTTTCGTGGCCTTCGTCCTGGCCTTCAGCCAGCAGCCATTTGGCCTTTGGCGCCAGGGCAATGCTCTCAGTCATGCTGGTGCGCCAGAAGTTATACATGCGTTGCGGGTCTTTGGCGAACCGCACCAGGCCGTATTTCTTGCGCTTGCCTTCAACAATGACCTGGGCGCCGTAGCATGGGACAACCGGAATCCATTTGCCCGGCCATTCCTTTTCTTCCAGCACTTGCATTGCGGTCAGCTTGCACCACTTGACGACCTTGCGCCAGCTGGGGCGCTTGTCAATGATGGCAATGCCGCTTTCGTCCATGATTTCTTTGGCGGGCAATTCGTCTTCGAATGCCTTCGTGCCGTCCGACAGCATCACCAGGGTGGCTTTTTTGCGCTCAATGTAGAAGTATTCAGCGATTCGCACATCTTCTTTGGTCACCCATTCGGCGCTGTCGTCGCCCACGCCGCGGGGCATGAACCCGCTACCGTCGTCGGCGCCTGGATACATTTGCCGGAACACGCTCTTGGGCATGACCTTGGTAATCAGGCACTTTTCGGCGTCCGAACCATCGGGGGAAATTGAATTGGGGTCGAAATAAACGCTGAATGGGTCGTCGATTTGCTCGATATAGATTTCCTGGTCGAACGAATCTTCCCGGGTGTAATCGGTGACCACGCGCCAATAGCCCCAGCCCATGCGAACGGCGTAATCGAACGCGGTGTCGTAGGCCGTGTCGGCGCTGGAATTGACTTCGATGTGACGGGTGATGCCCTCAATCACCTGGGCAATCTTCAGGTCGCCTTCGTTGTTGACGGGATGCACCTTGATGCGGGGACGTTGCTGGCGCTGCTGGTTCGTGACCTGGCGCACGTACGCATCAATTTTGTTGATGGTCAGGCAGGGCCGCGCTTCAAGGTTTCTGCTGTTCTGGATTTCCACCGGCCACTGGTCGCCCGCGGCAAATTTAATGTCGGCCAGGGCTTCAGTGCGGTTATTTGAATCGGCTTCAGCCGACAGGCGCATGAATTGAATGGCATCAGTGATGCGCGAATCATCGCCAGTGTCTTGGTAATCGCTCATATTGGCCCCTTTTCTTTGTAAATTATCCCATCCAACTGCCAGCGGGTGCAATCATGCCTTGCCGCTTTCGCTTGGACGGCTCTCTCACCATCAGGGCAATATAGCGAAACGCATCAGCGCCGTGGCTGTATTGGTCATGCAATGGTGTGCGCCCAAACTGGCCGGTGTCAGGGTCAACTTCGTAACGGTAATGCCGAAGGCAGGTCAGCCCGTCGGCGCAATTCTCGCGGTCAAACCAGCAGTTCGGGAAAACCGTCCTGGCCGCGTTGATGGAATCAATGACCGGCACCCGCGGCATGATTTGGGTTTTGTAGCCCGCGGCCCGCACGATGTCCTCAATGGATTTGCCAGCCGCCGCCAGTGTTTTGTTTTCGGCGTCATGCGGCAACCATAGCGTGTCGTACACATAACCCAGGCTTTGCATTTGTCCCAGGTAATGGCTCATGGTCATTTGACTGCCCGCCATGTAGCGAATCAGCCTGGTTTCCATGCCGATGAATTGCAGGAACCAAATGGCCGTCTGGTCTGACCAGCCCAGGTCAAACACGGCGTGAACCGGCTTGGTGGCGTCATAGGGCACCCGGGTGATGCGGCCATCCATTTCGGCTTGCTGCATTTCCCTGGCGAAGATGGCGCCATCCACCGTCTGGCGGCATAACCCTTCCCAGACCTGGTTGTAGGCTTCGGCGTCCCTGGCCTTCAGCGCGTCCTTTTCCAGGCGCAGGGTTTCCGGGAACCAGGGGTTGTCGTACCAATTGATCTTGATCTGAATGCAATCCCGGGGCGGGTTGATAACGAACCGCTGGTAGGTTTCGTCGGTTTCCAGTTCCGGGTTGAACGACACCCAAATCTCCGAACCCTCCTTCCGGATGGTCGGAATGAGAATGTTCCAGCTGAACCGGCTCACGGTCTGGGCTTCCTCAACCCAGCAAATGTCCACGCCTTCGAACGATTTGATGTTGGTCGGGTTGTTCTTCAGGCCAATGAACGCGAATTCCGTGCCGTTGCGGCCCCGGATGCTGTTCTGGGTGATTTCGTAGAACCCCAGCAATCCCAGGGCTTCAATCTGGTCGCACAACAGCTTGTGGACGGAATCCTTGATGCTGGTCTGGTACTCACGGGCACACAGAATGCGAATGGGGCTTTTGGCGCCCTTAATCAGCAGTGCCCTGGCAATGCCCCATGACTTGGCCCCGCCGCGGCCACCCCAGCAAACCTTGTAGCGGGACTTTTTGAATAGGCCCTGCAACTTGACCGGGAATTCGGCCTTGGCAATGGCCTGGTCAATTGTCTGCTGCTGTTCCATTGGGCGTCACAAACGAAACCTGGATGCCGGTCAACGGTGCGCCGTCCTTACCGGTAATTTCCTGTTCTGTCTTGTCGCGCCAGCCCAGGACGTTCTTGGCCGTAAAGATGGCAAACGTGCTGTTGTAGGCGCCAGCCATCGTGCCCTCGACCAGGTTGGCTTCCTGAAATTCCTTGGCCTTTTTGTAGGCGTAAGAAAAATCGGGGTGCTTTAGTTCGCCTTCAGGGGTTTTGGCGGTCGCCCAATCGTGCAGGGTTTCGCGTGTCACCCCGATCATGGCAGCGAATCGCGCCAGGGTAGGGAAAACCCCAGGTAGTATTTCCACCCGTTCGTTGCCCTTGGCGTCCCTCAGTGTCACTTCCCTGGTTGCGGGCTGGCTGAACAGTTCAATCAGTTCATCACAGAATATCGGGTCATAGACCGATGGGCGACCACGTTTGACAGGCGCAACCCCGCCGTTGGCCTTTTCGGCTTTGGGCTTCCGTTTGGATGGGGTTGCGGTGTCGTTCATTTCTTGGTCTTTTTCAACAGTGCTGCGGTTTTCTTCACCCCAGCTGCGGCGTCACGCTTGACATCGTAGGCAATGGCGACGGCTTGCTTCGGGGGCTTTCCGGCCTTGATTTCGGCCTTCACGTTCTTTTCAAACGCTTTGGGCGTCATCGACCGAATCAGGGGCATCGCTTTTCTCCTGGGGTTTGGACAATTCGGCAATCCAGAACTGGGTGTCCTGGATGGCCCCGTTGATTTGCATCAATTGCGAATGGGTTTGGTTTGCCATGTTTTGCAGTTCAACCAGGCGTTTTTGTAAGGCTTCAAGTGTCATGTCAGTTTCCAGTGTTGCCGCCGCATTGTTCGTCAACGGCTTTTTGTTGTTGGGTTTCTAGTTCTTTGATGCGTTGCGTCAATTCTTGGTTTTGCCGGAAAAAGGCGGCAGCTTGCGCCACCGCCTGGTCACGTTGACCCTCCAGCACCTCAACCAGAAATTGAACTTCAGGGTCGGGGTGCTTCAACATTACACAGCGTCCGAAACCATCAGGTAGTAAGGCGTACCGTTGTCAGCAACGATTTTGATGACATGGGTGACAGCCGCTGCCGATTTGGCCCGGAAGATGGTGTTTGATGCCGGGGCGGGCATATTCAGCAACGAACCAACCTTGACGGTGTTGGTGTCAGTCACGCGAATGAATGCAGCCGAACCAGGCAGGGTCACGCCGCTGGCAAAGTTACTGTCCAGCTGGATTGCAGCCAAGGTGCCGCCAGGGCTGGCAGTGGTGCCGCCGATGGTTGCGCGAACTGCGTTGGCCGCGCCGGAAATCGACCCGCCCTGCATTTCTGCGCTGAAGTGGGCGCCGTTGATCGTGCCAGCGGTTGCGGCGCTGGCGCCGGTCACCACGGCAAAACCGCGCATCACTTCACCGGAACCGGTGCTGGTGAACGTCAGCTTTTGGTAAGTCAGGCGGGTGTCGCCACTTGCTGCGCTGGTGGTGGCATAGCCGCCATTCAGGACGCCAGCACTGGAAATTTGAATCGGGGCGCTGGACGTACCAACTTGCACCGAATCAAACGCGGGGTCGGCGTATGCAACGCCAATTGCTTTCGTATTGCTCATTTTGGGTTTCCTTTATCGTTTCCAAAAGGGATTAACAATTCCAGTTTTTTAGGCTGGCTTTAGCCCGTTCCGCGGGGCCTTTCGCGTTTTTCACCACCCCTTCCATCCTGGCGCAAAACGATGCCTTTCTCCCGGCATCGGCTTTCGTCTTGGGATTTGGTGCTGGCGGTTTCAAATTGGCATTGTTCTTTGCGTTGTATTCTGCACGGCCCTTCGCTGT